CAGTAATATACCAAACTCTCGGAACTCCATAATCAAGCCCCGTAACTTTATTCACCCAACCCTTATCAAAAATTTCATCTCGTACTTTATATTTCTTCTCATACGCCAAACCTTTCATCACAGCAGGCATCTCATCAAGAATTTCACCACTCGAAGGAACATAAGGCTCAAGTGAAGGCTTCTGTCTCGCTGGAACTTCCGCAGCAAGCTCCTCTCTTATGAGTGTATCGGCAACGGCACAATTCTCAGGAAATACTCTATGAAAATGATAAAACCCAAACTCCTTTTCAAGCTCAGGAAGAACAACATGCTTCAGATATTTTCCTTCAACAGGCTTCCACTCTCCAATCTGAAAATCATCCCCTCCCCAGTAACTAGCCAGACCAGGAACTTTTTTAAGAATCCGCACATTCCTATAATCATAGGCAAGGTTAAGAGCATCCCAGTGAGTCTCTTTACACATAGTTCTAATCGATTTATAACCCTCCTGCTCTGCATTATTGATAACAGCCCGTAACCCTTTAACATCCTTTTCATGCCAAACCTCATCTCCCTGTACTTCAAACACCCAATCTCCCACTGCCAACGAAATCAAATGCTCTATGGTTTCATCCAACCACAACCACGCTTTAGACTTCTTCCAAGGGACTTTGTAAAGCTTCACCTTACGGTAAATATCCGCCAATCTTGTTAGAGCCAACCAAGTACCATCGTCACTCTCTCCATCTGCAACTAAAAATTCATCAACAACAGGAAGCACTGAAATAATCGCCTCAAGAAAAGGATACCCTCCAGAGACTCCATTTTTGATAGGCATAAATCCAGTAATTTTCATTTCAGACACCCTCGGACAAGTACCAATCTCATAAAAGATTTAGATATATATTCATAGTTAAACAAAGAAAAATCTTCCTCATCCCAGATTGAAACATGTGCCTCCTGCATATGTCCAGCCCAAGAACCTTGAGGCATCCTGTCAGGAAAAGTAATAATCATATACTTTGAACGATAAGCAAAAAAGTGAAGAACATCTACTCCCACCGACTTCCTTAAGTGTTCGATACAATCTGATATAATACAGACATCACATGTGTAATCCACATGTCGCTTGATAAAATCCTCAACATCCATACAATACACATGGTTATAAATACTCCTCAAAGAGTAATCGTCAACATAACCAGCATCAATCTCAACTGCTTCAATACAAGCTGAAGGGTAAATTTGCCTCACCATCTTACCATACTTACCCGTACCTGCTCCAACATCCAGGAACTGTGACAAACGACTGCGACATTTTGTGGTAAGAGCTTCCCTCACCAAATCATCTAAAATATCTACTGACTCAGGCATTATTTTCTCCCCTTCCAATCAGCAGAAGCAGCAGTATCTCCATGAGCTATATCCCTGTGCGGTTTATTGTTATGCACCAAATCCCTATGTCCTTTATTACCATGAGGAATGTCTCTGTGTCCTTTGTTATTATGATTAATATCTCTATGTTTAATGTCCCTATGCCCAATATCTCTATGCCCAGTAGTAGGAACCTGCTTCTCAAGATTACACGACTGCTTCCTTAAATCTTCCACATTGTATCGAGCAAAAGCTCTCCAAGTCGACCCTTTATCTGCTCGCAATGAAGCTTGAACCAAATCCGATGTAGGTCTAATAGGATAAAAATTAGGAGAAGAATAAAAATTAGGGATTATCCCCTTAATCTTCTTCTCAATATGCCAAAATAACATCCGCCAAGCTTTACAATATCTTGTTCGATTCCTCCAATCATCGTCTATCGCATCTCCTGGACACCCCCCATGACACATACACCAATACATACAATCTTTACATCCTCCCTGCTCTTGAGGAATCTGAGAAAGAACCTCATACCGCTCTTCAACACTCTTCCCCTCAGCGATTAAAGCTTGAATACCATCTAAAGCCAGTCCTCCCTTTAAACACGTTCCCAAACTACCATCAGCCAGAATTGCTGTCTCAGAATGTGTCTTAAACACATCACACTTAGTAAATATACAAGTTGCCTCAGCATAAAAACCAAACAAGAGGTCAACAATATCCCTATAAGGAAACCAGATTATGCTAGAGTCAGATAAACAAACATCAGCTATCTTACAAAAAGCATAGCCTAATTCGTCCTCAGACAGCTCTTCCTCAGCTTTATCCTTCTCATCGTAGATAAGAGCTTCATTCGTCCGAACAGACCCCACTCCGAACTCCTCCTTCAATCTTAACAGAAACCTTATAAACCCAGGCAACATCTTTTCTGTAGCATTATATTTACTTAAAAGAGAAATCACCCCCACTCGCAATCCAGCATCTCTACAAAGCTTCAGGTTATAAAGAACTTTATCTGTCATTTTTTGAACCTCTTCCATTGGCATAGGCTCCGCATTCCATCGACCAAGATTTAATTCAGCAGTGTCTCCATCAAGGCTGATACCGACTAGGAAATTATATTTTTTGAACAACTCGATTACCTGAGGAGTAATCAAAATCCCGTTCGTCTGAATACTCACCGTACCACAAAGCTCCTGAATCTTAGCCGCCAACCTTTCTAAGTCTTCAAACTTCATTAACAAGGGCTCTCCCCCATGAATAGCTACATGATTAGACTTCAAATGCTTAGGAGTTTCCAGAAAGGTTTTCTCCAGAACCGAAACGATTGCATCAATGTCATAGCCCGTTTCAATACCAACAGACCTAATACGGTTCTCATAACACCGCCTGCAAAGCCCGTTACAACCTATAATTTTAATTGCTAAAGCCATATACTCTCCTCCTATAATTAATATTCAAACCAAAGGTCTCCGTCATTTCCGTCTCCTCCACCTGGAGCATTATCGGAAATATAAAACTTTCTACCCCCCTCAGCATCATCCAACAGGACGATAGGGGGTATCATAGATTTATCCAAATCGCCAACAGAATTTAACTTAACAGGATGCCCAGCATTTCCAGCTCCTGCTGAAGTGTCCTTAAAGACTCTTTTCTTGTGAAAATGTTCAGGAATATCATGAGCAACAAGAGCTTTCTGTCTTATATGCTTATCAAAATCTGATTCCGAAGGAAATTTAGTTTTCTTTGCCATAATAAACTATCTCCATATATACACTATACCAGATTAAAACAAATAAAGATAAAACAAACTTCCACACTTTAAGTTTGGATGTGAGGAGTATCCCCATGAGGAACATCCTGATAGGGGTCATCTGTATGAGGAGTATGAGAATAAGCTGTATTGTCATGAGCAGTATTTGTATGCCCCGAATCAATATGAGCCTCGTTAGTATGAGGTGAGTCATCATGAGGTTCATCCGTATAGAACATTTCATCAAAATGGTCTTGATGAGCATAATCCGAATGAGGTGTATGGTCGTAAGGAGTATGAGTATATGGTGTGTCAGTATGAGGCTCATCCGTATGAGGAACATCCGTATGAAGACTATCCGAATGAGGAACATCCGTATGGGGAGTATTCACATGAGGAATGTCTCCCATCAATTGAAAATCATCAGCAGCAACCAACCGTGTCTGCTCTGAATTCATATCTTTAACAATTTCCCGCACTCTAAAAACCTTTGCATCCCAAGCACCTGAAGAATCCACCGCTCTTTTACGAGTAATTTTCAACTTCCTCGTAGGAAATAACTTGAATGCTTTCACTCCACAAGAAGTCTCCACAACTTTAATTGGGATACTACACATATTCTGAACTGCCTGTGCAATCGCCCCAGCATCCGATAGTTCTCTAAGATAGGTCTCCAAAATCAAAGTCTCCCGAATACCATATTTATATAAAACCTTATAATTATTCTTCTCAACAGCTTTAAACTCTTGAGTCTTAGGATTCTGGTCATACTGTAGTTTGACTTTGTTCCGCAAAAAGAAATCAATCAATTTCACTTCCCAATCCTCTCCAAAATCTCTATCGAACAATTCCAGAGTATCCCCAGGAACTGTGCTCTTATAAACTTCAAAAGCAAGCTTTCCATTTTCGACTGGAGTAAAAAAAGCAATAACACTTCGTCCAATTGTCTGAAGAATCTGCCTGGAACTTCTATCCGTATCAAGATATATACAGAGTTCATAAGGACGCTCTGTATCCACATCAGCAAATGAAGATAAGTCCAAATCACCATCAACAAAACCCAGATAAGTTTTTAAAATATCCTTTGCTATAGTCCCCGCTTTCTCCATCAGAACACTACCACCATCCACATATCCCTTAGCATCAACCTCTAAAGTATCTCCTTGCTTAAGAGGAATAAGCAAAGTAAATTCAGCATTACTCAAATCAGTAGTATAATGAGTGTTTTCAGTTAAAATATAGTCAGGATGAGGATAATCTATATCACCAAAGTTTAATCGAATCTCAGTAAACTCTTTAATCGTTCGGCTACCCGCTATCTTCCATACACTATTTACAGGATAAGGAAGGTCTCCATAAGGTGTCGTAGTTCTTTTTGAATCTATACAAACAGGAACTATATGCTTCTTTATCCCATAAAAAATAGGAATCGCCAATCCCTCCGCCCCTGTTTGCAATTTAGGATAATTACTCATCCAGTAATGGTCGATGGGGAGCTGTGCGTAAGTCCCAACCCTAATATCCTTCACAGTAAAGAGAACCTCCTCATCTTTTACAGAATAATCTGAAACTCTACCCACAAAATAAATAACATGCTCACTATATGGAAGGTCTTCTCCTCCCAATTTAATTAATACTTTACAGTTTGTCCAAATATAGTCTTCGGCTGCTGTGTCAAACCAGCCTGTATTATTCATCATAAAACTACCAAAGTTAAACCTATACATTCCCTCCACAAGGTCATCAACACTCAACCCCAAGGCTGGAAGACTGTTCTGGCGAACAATAGGCATATACTGAATCCCATTAAACTCACAGGCATCGGTGGAAAACATTTTCCACACGAAAGCAACCACCACAGTATCAACAGAAACAGAACTTAAATCATCACTATCAAAACAATGAACATAAAGTATTTGATTAGGTTTATCAAAATACCAACTACCCGCATTTGCTTTAACCAAAGCCACAGTTGCTCTCTCTGTCATCTCCTGTCCGTCATCAGTTACAGTAGAAACTTTAACTTCTTTACAAGCATGAGAATATGTATTAGTTCCTTCAGATACCCAGTTGCTCCCCGTAGGATAATAGGCATGTGGATTCATCTCCACCAAAGCCCGAAATATAGGATTAGCTAAATCTGATAATTCTTCCCAAGTAGCTACCATCTTAATCCAACCTCGCCCAGGATAATGTAATTGTCTTAAACAAATACCCAGGCATCCTCCGACCAAATCGTGCCTGAAAAATAATATATCTCATTGTTTCTTTTCTCTGCGAAGAATCTTCCACGAACACAAGAGGATACCGCCTCCCTGCTGCCCTATAAACAGTCTCCAATTTTGCCTCATCCGTAGCCATTACCTCATAGGTAACTGCTTGAGCTTTTATCTCTCGACCCACAGACACACTCAAATGTCCATCTTTTGAATACCTGTGTTCACTAGAATCATCAAGGTCAGAACTCGCTCCATATTCATAACCCCTACTTAACTCTTTTGCCCCTCCCAAAACAATAACACCCAACTGCACATAAGAAGCAACATTGGGGTCATTCATCACAATTCTATATTTATGTTCAGAAGTTTCCGTGAAAAAAGCTATTGCCCGTCCATTAACATCGTCATACTCAAAATCAGCCACATCCACCCAAATCGTCGTAAATTTCTGGAGCTTCAAAGTAGTGTAAGAAGCCGTCAAATTCAAACCATACAAAGCACAGCCCGATACAGGAACATCAACACTCCCTTTTGACTCTATATCTATATTCGCATTCTTTGTTCCTGCCAGACTTCGATAAACATAATCCACCCACATATTCTTAATCTTAGGAGGTTCATATCCTGGCTGAAAATTAGCAGATGGATAAACTGTAACATCACCAGTCCTTACAATTTTATCATAAATAAATCTGTTAAATCCACTCATTAGTAGTCTCCTTCTTCCATATCTCCATGCCGTTGCCCTTCTTTCATATAAGGAACAACTGCTTTATAAAACTGTCGCCCGTCTATACTAATGAAAGCAACCAGCCTACCTCCATCTCCTCCCACAGGACTAGGCTGGAGTCCTCCACCATAAAACTGACGCAAAGCCTCAGAAAGAGAAGGCGGAAGAATCGATTCCCCTCTATGAGCATAAATCAAAGCGTTCTGTCCTAGATTAGAAATCCCAAACTGTGCTCCTTTTCCACCATTCCTACCAGTACCAGGTGTTTCTGGAAGGTCTCCCCACTCATCCCAAGGAGGTTTCCTCGGAATTCTATCTATGCCCTCCCCCACACCACCTAAAAGGATAATCAATTGTTCCAACTTCTCAATAATTTTATCAAATCCCGCTATGAGAATCTCATTAAAGGTCTGAGCCTCCTCTCCAATAAAACCATATTCCTTCGCCTGGTCAACCAATTTTTGAGTATTTTCATCAAGCGTAAACCCATACTCTTCTTGAAGCCACATAAGATACTGTAGAGTAGGAGCCATTATTTGAAGAGCTTCGTACTCAGTTAAACCAAGAGCTCTTAACTCGTCATAATATCCCTGAGCTTGCCCAGCCAAAGCAGCATAAAGCTTCGCTCCTTCTTCTCCATAAAAAGCTCCCGCAATTGCCAGAGCCTTTATAGAACCCGTAAGTGCTTCGATACTCTCAAATAAATCCCAATTAAGTCGTGCAATTATTGAAATGTCAAGGAGTCTCTTTATAGCTATTGCAGCCGCACTGTCAACGTCTCCCAACCCAAAATATATAGCAAGAAGAGCAGGCTCCATAGCCTTTAATGCTTCCACAAAACTCATCCCCGAAGCCAGCATAGCATCAAAAGTAGCTAAAGCAATAATGCTCAAACGGTCTAATTCATCTCCCAACCCACGAGCACCCCATATCATAGCTTCCAACCCTTCCACCGAACCCTTCAACCATTTCTGACAATACTCGTCAAGTTCTTTTATATGGATACCCAAATCTCTTGTTTTTTGGATAAGCCTCGCAAAAGCCATACTACCCTCAAGACCAAATTCCTCAGCAAACGAAATAAGACTCGCAAAAGCATCCCCAATAGCACGTGGCTTCTCTGCCAGTTCATCTAAAAGGGCAGGAAGAATCATAACAGTTGCCCACGCCGCACCAAACTTTTTTCTTAAATCATCAAAACTTTTAGCCACATCTTCAGAGACTCGTCCAAACCATCGAAGAGCTTTCCTTCCCCTAGCAATTGCTAGTGCCATTTCATCCACTTCCTTTGTCTTCTTTTTACCAAAGATAAGCTTAAAAATAACCACAAGAACCGCTAGAACCGCAAGAGCTGCAAGAATTACAGCAGTAAGAGCAGCCACAGATGCCGCAAAAGCTAAAGTAGCAGATGTCGCAGCAGAAGCGGCTGCCGCCTCATATTCTTCCATTGCAGCCAAAGATGCAGTAGATACCGCAGCCATAGAAGCTGTAGCTGCCAAGATTGCCTTCTTTGCAGCCAACTGTGCTGTCGCCTTTGCTGCATCTGCCATCTTTTTTAAGTCATCCCTTTTTATTATCAATTTAAGAGCAGAGGACACCACCTGTCCCTGCTTAGCTAATACATCTAAAACATCAATAAACCGTTTCACAAATCCTTCTGTAATACCCAAATGCCCAGCAAAATCATTCAAAGCCCGAACCACAGAACTAAGCATTCGACTAGTATAGCTTAAAATATCAATCCAGTGCTGAAGAGGATGAGTACTTTTCTCTATAGCTTCAACAGTTTTTTTATAGAACTTTTCCACAAGCTTCATCATATTATTATACTGTTCAGACCCTGCGGTATACCAAGAACGAACTAAGTCTTTAAGCTCTTGATACATCTGCCTTGCCATAATAAGTCTCTGCTGTGCAAAATCAAAACTTCCCTGGAGCATCTGCATATTTGTTTTTATTACTTCCTCTAATTCACGCCGACGAGCAACCTGTCCAGATAATTTTAATAATTTATCTAGTTCTATCTTCTTCCGTGCAGCTTCAAGCCAAACAGCATATATATCCGCCCCTCCCTTTATTGCAAGCTCCACCCATTTCCTTATCTTTTTCTCTTCCAACGTAATAAGCTTCTTAGTTTGCACAACAACATTATTAAACTCTTCTCCCCGTAACTCATTTTTCATCTGCTCCATAGTAGCATCAATCCGTATAAAATCATTTGCTAATTGTTCATAAAGAGCCAATGCTTTATTAAATGCTTTTTCCTGGGCAGTTGTTCCTTTACTCAAATACTTAATCATCTCCTCCACAAGAACCCTACCATACACAGCTCCAAGCCTATCCAAATTCATTTCTATAAGCTTAAGTGCCGCCTGATTCTCCTTCGCAACGACTTTCATTCCTTCTACGCTATCGTCATACATTTTTGACCATTTGGTTGTCCATGTATCTGCCAATGCCGCAATGCTCGTCTCTAAAGTCTGTATAGGAGGATGCATTTTTTCAAAAACAACTTCATATGTTCGCAAAAATTCTTCATATTCCAACTCTCTAAGAACTTCAGGTCGCATCTCTAGTGCTTTTTCAAACTTAGCCAGAAACTCAGGAAGCTTCTTTTTTGTAAGGTCGTCTAGTGACAACCCTAAAGATTTGAAATACTTCACAGCCCGTAACCACATAACAGGGTCTTTTTCAGGGGTTAATTCAATTAACTCTCCCAATAATTTTATAGAATCTTCTAATTCTTCCTTACTAAGCACTCGTGCTAAACCTCTAACATGTTCAGATGATGATTCTAATATCTTATTCCAATCTCTTTGAAGACGATTCAAGAATCTCAAAGCTTCTATAGACTTCCCCACAACTTTTATACTTGTTATTTGCTCATCCATCCATTCTCTTACCTGCTTAGCACTATACCCCCAGTTCTTAGCAAGAGCTCCTATAATCCAATTAAACTCTGTCATATCGTCCTGCCCTTCTCTAAGTGCCTGAATAAATGCATTCACATCCGCATCTAAATGCTCCAAGATAGGCTTACCTCTTCCAAACTCCTCATACATAGCTTCTGTAATTTTACCAAACATCTTCAAATCTTTCGTCGATGTACGGAGGGCTTGCAACACATCAGCTTTAGCTAAAGCTCGAAGTTCTTTAGCAACCCCACTCGTTACTTCACCCGCTTGTCTAGCCGCAGCAGAATATAAATTCAATTCATCTCTCAATGCCTGCGTTGCTTCAGATTGCCGATGCAGAGAAGCTATTCCCCTATCCGACGAAGCTATCCATAAATCTAAAGCAGTCTTAACTGCTACATAAAATACAACACCAGCAACTAAACTCACCTTAAGAACCCTCAACGCCCTAGTAAGACCCTCCGCTCTCTTTGTAACCTTTTGAAACGCCAGTCCTTGTGCATAAAGAGATTTAGTCATCTTCCCTGTTGTTGCATAAAAGGCAGTCATATTAGCCCGCCACATTACTGAACTTGCCGATGCAGCTTTAACAGCTTTAGCCACCCCATATATTATCGGGATAGAACCTAACCACACTCTACTTGATTTTAACAAAACAGCAATGGAACTACTAAGCAAACGGATAAAAGCTCCCAACCATTCAAAACCTTTCCCCTTCCACAACTCATACATCACCTTCAGCATTTTTGCTCCTGCTGCTTTAACTTCCTCCGCCACAGTTCCAATCATTTTACCATAGGCTCGATTAACTTCTCCTCCATCCTCAGTAGCATCACGAATTTTCCCCAATAACCGCACATAATCTTTGAATCCTTCACCCGCCAGAACAAAACTCACCTTCAAAGCTCTCTGTCGCCTGAATATCTCAGGAAGAATATCACTATACCTTTTACTGACTCCTATTATTTGTCTTAGCACTCCCGCCAAACCTTTCGCCATAAAAGCATTTCGACCATACTCAATACCAAGTTTATCAAGTAGTTTCTTAGCTTTATCCATAGGTCGCAAAAGTGCAAGCATCATCCTATTTAAGCCAGTAGCTGCTTCACTAACATCCAAACCACGCTGAGTCAAAACAGCCAATGCAGCAGAAACCTCATCGACTTGAACTCCCATCATCGCTGCGGTAGGCAGAATTTTCCCCATAGCTTGATTCAATTCTTCGGCATGGTATTTCCCTTCCATAACCGATGCAAAAAGCATATCAGATTTTGCCCGCATTTCATCAGCAGTATACCCATAAGCCTTCATAATAGCAGTCAAACTGGAAGCTGCGGTAGCCAAATCTGTAATCCCTGCTTTTGCATATTTTGCTGACACTACCAAAAGCTTAAATGCTTCTGCTGGCTCAGTTACACCAGCAGACATAATTTCATATAAACCTTTAGTAAGGTCAGTAGCACGCCCCAGATATGGA